AAATCATCACTTCTTATATCTAACTCACCCGTTGCACTATGTATATGTGAATTTGTGCCATTATGAAAAATTTGTAGATCATCACTTGCTCCAAGTTTTAATCTTTTATTATCATTTACTATTCGTATATGAGCATCTTTTGTAATTTCTAATGCTTCAACTAATGAACCTCCACCATCTCTTACAAGAAATTCAAAGTTTCCATCAGTATTACCACCTGCGTTTCTCATCTGAACCGAAGCATTTGTAAAACCATTCTGCATGAAAAATGCGGAGCCATCTGCTATAGTTACATGACCAAAGAAACTTACTCTATCTGATGCTGTCTCTAGCTTTTTACTGTTGTCGAAATATAACTCTACTGCTCCGTTAGCTTGAGCAAATATAATACTTTCATCGTTAGCATGATTATTAAGAACAAACTGATCTGTTCTAAGTTTAATTCTACTTTCATCTCTTATGTTTAGTTCACCAGTTGTATTTACAATGTTGGAATTGCCATCGTGAAAAATTTGTAGGTCATTACCAGTACCAAATATTGCTTTGGCATTATCAGCAAACTCAAGTTGATTCTGTGATTTATCCCAGACGACATTAGCACTAGCACCTGTAAGAGTTATATCTTGATTACTGTCTATCGTAAAAGCATTAACACCACCACTACCTATCTGTACGCTAGATGCAGCATTACCACCACTTTCTCTCATCAGTGCAGTACCGCCAGCGGAAGCTCCGTCATGTACTACTAATGTTTTCTTTGTAGTATCTACTGTGACTTCTCTTAAAGCACCAGTAAATGAATTATGTTCAGTGGTAGTACCACCTCTTAGTTGTAATTGGTCAGGCATGGTAAGTTAAATTCCTCCTAAGTTAAATGTGCCAGAACCTTTGCCTAGCGATACACGATTAGTTGCAATAGCTTCATTAGAAAATACTGCACCTGATATAGCAAGACCTCCTAAGTCAATGCTATTAGAGCCTGCTGAAGCTGTATATAAAGCATTAAAGGCTGCGGTTGCAAACTTAGCAACTTCTACTGCACCTTCAGCAAGGTTTTGAAAAACAGATCCGTTAAAAACACGAACACGTTTATCAACAGTATTGAAGTATAAATCACCTTCAGTTACTACATTACCTAATCCGTCAACAGTTGGATCAGATGATGCTTCACCTAAGTATAGTTGTAAGAAATTATTTAAGAAATTAGATGCATTTGTTACGTTTGTAATATTAGAACCAACTGTATTTACGTTTGATATAGAACCAGCAACAGTATTTACATTTGCTATAGACCCTGCTGTTGTATTGACATTAGAAATAGAACTTGCAACAGTTCCTATATTTGAATTAGACCCTGCCACTGTGGTTACGTTACTGCTGATGCCAGCTACAGTTGTCACATTGGCACTGATCCCTGCAACAGTATTGATATTAGTGTTATTGCCTGCAACTGTATTTACGTTGCTTATAGCTCCACCTACTGTGTTTACGTTAGATATTGACCCTGCTGTTGTGTTTACATTGCTTATGCTGCCAGCAACTAAACCTATATCAGTTCCGTCATTTGCAACTGTAGTAACATTTGCTGATATACCTGCGACTGTAGTTACATTGCTACTGATACCAGCAACAGTATTTACATTAGAGATATTGGTAGCAACTGTATTAATATTTGATGTATTGCCTGCAACAGTTGTTACCTCTGTTGCCTTTGGTACAAGTCTATGAAATGTATAAGTATTAAGAGTTGTAGTAGTTTCTAATATCATTCCAAAGCCAGCAGCAAACGTAGTGCTTGCTGTAGCTCCTGTAATCGTTACAGTGGAGTTTCCTATAGTTCCGTTAGCAATAGTAAAAGTACCACTGCCATTAGACGTATAAGCTGTACTAAGACCTTTAATACTGACTAAAGTACCAGCACCATTATTTACATCTGGGTTTGCATTAGGAAAGCTTAGTTCATTTGCTATCGGTACAAAACCACCGACATCATCTACAAGATCTACTATTCTTGCATCTATAGCTGCTGTAGTAGCAACCTTATCATCAGTACTACTCCAAGTTTCACCTGACTGTATTTCACCTAAAGTATCTTTACCATAAAATCTTTCTTCAGCACGTTTAGCAGAATAAACCTGTGTATCACTAGACGAAGTACCAGAAGTGACTACACCTGCACCTGTAATACCATCTAAATCAACATTACCTGTTATCTCAATACCAGTAGCTAACGTAGTGAATTTAGGTTGTGAATCATGGAATATCTTTACAGCACCATTAGCTATACATTGTATAAAGTCTTCAGCATGACCTGATGTTGCATCTTTCTGTAAGAAGAGATTTGTACCATTAGTAACGATTGCAAGATCACCACTACCTACTTCACTAATAAAACTTCCTCCATTACCAGAATCATGAAATAGTTGTAAAGCATTGGTATCACTTGTACCTATGGTTATATGACCACCAGATAGAGTGTATGTACCATCTCCATCATCAGATGTAGTAGCAGAATTTACTTTTAGTTTCTGTGTATTAGTAAGGTTAGTAGTATTAGCTGTTGCAATCGTACCTGTAGTAAAAGCACCAGTGTTGGCAGAGTTAGCACCTATAGGAGTTCCATCTATAGAACCACCATTTATATCTGCATTGCTGGTAGTAAGACTACCTCCTGATATTGTTTTGTTTGTAAGAGTTTGAGCTAAGTCATCTAAAACTACATTACCACTGGCATTTGGTAAGGTGATAGTTCTATCAGCAGTAGGGTTTGTTACTCCTAGTTGTGTTTCAAAAGCATCTTCATTAGTTCCTTCAAATTGTAAAGAACCAGTGATTGTATTACTACCATCTCTATTAAGAAGATCATTATTTACTTTATCAACAAATTCTTGCAGACCAAATAGTATCTGATCGCTTTGT